TTCAATCAGTTCAATGAACTGTTCGAAGGTGCTGATAGTGAAGCTCAAGGAATTCACGTTTTCAAATTTGATAAAGACGACATTTACCGCAGCGAAATATTAAAATTTATTGTTGGAAAATTGGAAAAATTAGACAAAAAGGTGTAATAATTATTATGCCAGAAAAGCCTAATTCTCTCAAGTCTTTCGATTGGTTCGGTGTTGCCAAAAGCGCCGCTCTAATCTTTGCTGGCATTACTGTTTTGTGGTTGAATAGTAATTATGCGTCCGTGGTTGATTTGCAGGAACTCGACAAGAAAGTTTCAGCAAATGAAGTAAAAACTCAAGTTTTAGATCAAAAAGTTCAATCTATTGTTGAATTAATAAACACTAAACTTGAATATATTAAGCGAGACACGGACGAAATTAAGAAAAAACTAGAAACAGCAAAATAACTTATGGCATCATCTTTTTGTACTAACTGCGGTCATAAAATGACTTATAATTTTGCACCCCCAAATTTCTGTGGGGCGTGCGGTACAAAAATTTCAGCTTCAATTGTTGGCGGTAATTCTCCCGCGAAACCAAAGAAGGTTGTTTCTAAAGTTGATGACGAAGATGAGTTTATTGACGATGAAGACGAAGAGTTCTCCTCTAATGAAGAAATTCCTTCTATTCGTTCGTTTGCTTACGAGATTGAAAATGATTCTCAAAACCGCCAATATCAACTTGGCGAACTCTTTGGTCAACCCAAAGTTTTTTCACGCAGAAACCGTTCCATGTCGCTAGATGATTTAAAAGAACGGCATGGTAGAAACAAATAAATTCTCTTTCGAAGAAAAGCTCGAAATCATTGACATTGAAATTAAAAAGCGCCGAAATAAATGGCAGCTTAATATTTTAAAGTGGATGTCTTTCGAAGATGTTGAACAAATCATCAAGCTCCATATTTTCCGTAAATGGAGCATGTGGGATCAAGATAAACCCTTGGAGCCTTGGGTTTCTAGAATCATCTCCAATCAGATTCGAAATTTAATTCGTAATAATTATACCAATTATGTAAAACCGTGCATGAATTGCCCGCATAATTTGGGAGATGATTTTTGCTCGCTTTCATCTAACGGTCTTCAGAATTCTAGCTGTGACCTTTTTTCTATTTGGGAAAAAGGGAAAAAGCATGGCTACAATATCAAGCTGCCTCTTGAGCTAGAAAATCACTCTAAAGAGATTGAGAACATCTCTAGCGAGAGTTTAGATTTCGACAGCGCAATAATTTCTTTGAACGAGCACATGCAGCATGTTTTACCAGAGAATTATTATAAAGCTTATAAAATGCTTTATTTTGAAAAGAAAAGCGACGAGGAGGTGGCTAAATTTCTAGGTTATCGTTCTAGCGAGAAGAACCGCAAAATAGGCTACAAACAAATTAAAAATCTTAAAAAACTTTTTAGAGACAAGGCTATTGAGATATTAAAGAATTTTGATATTTTATGAATGAACTAACAGAAGAGCAAAAACAATTCATTCGGGAGAATTACATGAAGATGCCCGATCTTAATGAGTTGACAAGAAATTGCTTTAAAAATACAGAACTAGATGGTCGCAAAAAGGAAGGCCGATTAGTGCGCCAATTCTTGATCGACAATAACTTTCAGTATTCAACGACTAAGAAAGTTAAAAGCGACGAGATTGAATTCACCAATTCTCAAAAAGAATTTATTCTAATGCAGGCTCAGGCTGGACTCTCTTCCCTGCGCATTGCTGAAATCATTTTTAAAGATCGCGAAGTTAAAAAGTTAGGATTGGAGCAGAGGGCAGTTTTAGACTACATTCGTTCTGTTAATCCTGATTTTGTTATTGGCAATGAAAACGCTGCTTTGACAGAATATATTCCGCCAAAAGCTTTTAGCCGAGTCTTGAAAAAGATTAATGATGCAACTGGTTTACTTCTTGAAGAAAGCAAAATTTCCAGACAGTACAGAATATGCGTTGATAAACTAGGGATTAACCTTAGCAACTCGCGCTTCACTGCAATCATGAACAATTATCTTTCCATGAAGGATCGGTTATTGTTTGAGGAAGAATTTATTCGTTTAACTTGGGACAAGCCAGACCTCTCTGCTGACGAACTCAATTTGTATATGAACGTTTGCAAGGAAATCATTAACCTTGAAGTTATTGGCAAACACCTTAATAAACTAAACGAACAGTTTGAGGAAATCGAAGACCAGCAAGACATGAGTGTTCGCTTGGCTGAGATTATTAAAGCAAAATCTGGTGAATATCACCAATGCGAGGGACGTATTGAAAACTTAACTAAAAAACTGCAAGGTGATCGCGCAGAAAGAATGAAAAGCAGGCATAAGGAAAATGCCTCTATCATTTCATTAGTTCAAATGTTCCAAGATGAAGAAGAGAGAAAGAATATGGTTAGAATCGCTGAAATGCAAAAAGAATTAATTTCAGAAGAGGCTAATCGCTTGGAAAGCATGGGCGAGTGGAAAGCGCGTGTCTTGGGAATTTCAAAAGATGATGTCATTTAACTGTTTAGAGTGTCGCGAAACTTTCGATTCGGAAAGAAGTCTTCATGCCCATATCAAAAAGCATGATATGTATCTTCATGATTATTATGTTAAAAATTTTGAGAGGCGCGATTTAGAAACTGGAGAGCTTTTGCCTTTTAAAAATAAAGAGCAGTATTTTTCTTCATTCTTTTCTTCTGATGAGAGTCAATCTAGATTCTTTGAGAGGGATAATTTTGAAGCTCCATTGGTTTTATCAGAAATGCTGGAGAAAAAGACCAAAGATGGAGTTTGCCCTTCAGAGCTTGTTTTACGCAGTTATGGCCTTCCGAGTATATCCACATTCAAAAAGTTTTACAAGAGCTACACGGGCGCGTGTGAGGCCGTGGGAGGCAAGCCAATGTTTAACGGTAGATTACCAAAAGATTTTTCCGATAAAGTAAACGCTAAAATATTCATTGATACTCGCGAGCAGCAACCTTTGAGTTTCTCAAACAGCGAATCTCTCAAATTAGATTTGGGAGACTACGCAATTGAAAATAAGTTTTTTAACTATACTTTTGTTGACCGTAAAGCGGAGGGGGATTTTAAATCCACCTTGAGTCAAGACAACTTTGAAAGATTTCGCCGCGAACTCCAGAGAGCTAAAGAGCAAGACTCTTATATTTTTGTAGTCGTGGAAAGCGATCTAAAACAAATCGAAGCTAATAATAAAAAGACAAAACATCAGGCAAACTTAACTTATATTTATCACAATATGAGAGCTTTGCAATTTGAGTTTTCTGATTGTTGTCAATTTATTATGACTTCTAACAGGGAAAATAGTCAAAAAATAATTCCTCGACTACTGAAGCATGGTAGAAGCTTGTGGAATGTTGACTTACAATACTATATTAACGAGGGATTATTAAATGGCTTGGATTGAAGGAAATCAAAAACGTCGAAAACACTACTCTAACATCAATCAAGAGATTTTAGAGAAAGAGGGTTATCTAGAAGATAGAGAAGCTAAAGTTCTTCTTTATAAATTCTTAAAAGAGAACCCATCATTCACTTGTGAACTTTTAACAGGGATTCGATTGTTCCCGTTTCAACACATGGCAATCAAAGCTATGATGTTGACGGATTATTTTTTAGGAGTTTGGAGTCGAGGTCAATCAAAGTCATTCACAACAGGTTTGTTTGCAGCTTTGGACGCTACCCTTAATCAAGGTGTTCACATTGGTATTATTTCAAAGAGCTTTCGTCAGAGTCGAATGATCTTCAACAAGATTGAAGACATTATGAAAACTCCTAAAGCTGGAATGTTTTCAGAAGCAGTTACTAGAATTTCTAAAAACAACGATCAATGGGTAATGGAAATTGGAAGAAGTAAGATCACAGCGCTGCCTCTTGGCGACGGTGAGAAGCTGCGTGGTTTTCGTTTCCAACGAATGATTATTGACGAGTTCTTGCTGATGCCAGAGCGAATTTATAATGAAGTTATTGTGCCGTTCCTTTCTGTTGTGGAAAACCCCACTGAGCGCCAAGAAATTCACAACTTGGAAAACAAGCTCATCGAAACTGGCAAAATGCTTGAAGAGGAAAGAACTCAATGGCCAAACAATAAAATTATTGGCCTTTCTTCCGCCTCTTACAAATTCGAATACTTGTATAAACTCTACCAACAATATGAAAACTTAATTCTCAATCCTGAGAAAAGCGACGTTGCTCATCGCGTCATTATGCACTTGAGTTATGATTGCGCACCTTCTCAGTTGTACGATCAATCTTTGATTCAACAAGCTAAATCAACCATGAGTCAATCTCAGTTTGATCGAGAGTTTGGTTCTTTGTTTACAGATGATTCTAGCGGATACTTTAAAGTGAGTAAAATGGCAGCTTGCACCATTGAAGATGGTCGCGGTCAATGCGTGGAAGTTGCTGGTGATCCTCAAGCCGAATACTTGCTGTCATTTGACCCTTCTTGGTCTGAGAGCGAAAGCTCTGATGACTTTGCGATGCAAGTATTTAAACTTAATAAAGAAACAAGACAAGGAACTCTTGTTCATAGTTATGCTATGCCAGGGACTAGCCTTAAAAGTCATATTTTTTACCTGCTATACTTGCTTCAAAAATTTAACGTTGTGTCAATGGTGGGAGATTATAACGGCGGCGTGCAGTTCTTGAATGCTTGCAATGAGAGTGAAATGTTTAAAGAGGCTGGAATTAAAATCGAATGTTTCGACGCTGATTTTGACAATCCTCAAGAGTATCAAGCTGCGCTAAGAGAAGCTCGCAATCTTTACAATCTAGAAGCTAAAAGAATTTGTTTGCTTCGTCGCCCGACTTCTTACTGGATTCGTAGCGCGAATGAATTGTTGCAGTCAGCGTTTGACCATAAGCGCATTTGGTTCGCCTCTTCCGCAATTGACGACGATTATCAGAGGCAGAGAGCGAAGAATATTCCAATTGATAAAATTAAGTTCCTGCGATTTTCAGATTCAGAGGAGAAAGGCGACTCTGCCAAAATGATTGATTTCATTGAGCATCAAAAAGATATGATTGATTTGACAAAAGCTCAATGCGCCCTAATTCAAATCACAACGAGCGCTCAAGGCGTTCAGTCATTCGATCTTCCCGCAAACTTGCGTCGTCAATCTGGCCCTGATAAAGCTAGACGAGATTCTTATTCAGCTTTGGTTCTTGGGAATTGGATGATTCAAACTTATTTTGACATGATGGCTTTTGATGAAGAGGAGACTCCATTTACATTCACACCATTCTTGATTTAAAGTAACTTTAAAGTTGGATTGAGACTTTTTTTGTGTAATATAATTGATGTCTAGGTCATATAACAAAAAAAGTTCTTATTGGAAAAAGTTTGAACAAAAGTCTGCTCCCAACTTTTCTGAGCAAATTCAAGCGGGTACTGATCCTGTATTAGCGGGCGAACCCTTTTACACATCTGACGCATCAGTTGTTTTCCAAACTGCCAAGGCTTCTCGCGAAGGTCTTTCTCGAACAGAAGCTACAAGTGGGAGAGTTAATAGAGCGGCGCTAGCTCCTACATTTGACAGGTACAGCAGTATTCGTGCTGGCATGTTGCCCTACAGCTTCTCCAACGATGGCGTTTACATTCGTGAGGCTATTGAGTTGTGTCAGAAGGCTTACGCTAATGTTCCCATTTTCCGCAACGCTATTGATTTGATGTCGGAATTTTCTAATGGCGAAATTTATCTAGAAGGTGGCACTGAAAAAGCGCGAGATTTCTTTTATCGCTGGATGCGTAAAATCCGCATGTGGGATTTAAAGGATCAGTTCTTCCGCGAATACTATCGCAGCGGTAATATTTTCATTTACCGCACAGATGGCAAGTTTGACTTAGAAGACTTCAAGAAGCTTTCAACCGCTTACGCAGCAGAAGGAGACATTGTTGCCAACACTATTCCTCTAAAGTATATTTTGCTAAACCCATTCGATATTGTAGCCAAACGAGCTACAACCTTTAGCTCTGTTTCCTACGAGAAGGTTTTGTCTGAGTACGACTTGGAACGCTTGCGCCATCCCCAAACAGAAGAGGATAGGGAGCTTTTAAATTCTTTCCCAGAAAACGTAGTTAAAGATATTAATCGTGGAGGTTTTGCCAAAAACGGATTGAAGATTAAAATTGATCCAGTAAAACTACATTTTTCCTTTTACAAAAAACAAGATTATGAACCTTTCGCTATCCCTTTTGGCTTCCCTGTTCTTGCAGACATCAATGCCAAGCTTGAACTCAAGAAGATGGATCAAGCCATTACTCGAACCGTTGAGAATGTCATTCTACTTATCACAATGGGCGCACCTCCCGACAAAGGAGGAATCAACCACAACAATCTCAAAGCAATGCAAGACCTCTTCCGAAACGAATCTGTCGGAAGAGTGCTCATCTCAGACTACACAACAAAAGCTGACTTCGTTATTCCAGACCTTAACAAGGTTCTTGGCCCACAAAAATACGAAACCTTAAACAAGGACATTGAACAGGGTCTTCAAAACATTTTCTTTGGCGATGACAAGTATGGTAATATCGCCACTAAGATTGACATGTTTATTGATCGTCTCAAAGAGAGCCGCCAAGCTTTCTTGAACGAGTTCTTGCAGCCAGAAATTAAAAGAATCTCTAAAGCTCTAGGTTTTCGCGCTTATCCAGAAGCTCGCTTCAAGGAAATTGATTTCAAAGACAACACTCAACTTCTTCGCGTCACCACTCGTCTCATGGAGCTTGGCGTTATCACTCCACAGCAAGGTCTTACAGTGTTCAACACTGGCCGATTCCCGCAGGCGGAAGAGATCGCTCCTGCTCAAGCAACCTTCGTTTCTGATCGCGAGAAAGGCTACTACAATCCGATTGTTGGTGGAGTTCCTGTTATGCCAAGTGCAGAAGCGGGCGTTAATGAAACGCCCAAGAGTGCTGGTCGCCCAGAGGGTGCAATTACGGAAGCGAATTTCTCACGCAAAAACATTCAAGAAATTGTTTATAGGATTGAAGCTCTAGACTCTTTCGCAAAAGCAAAAGCGAAGGAAAACATGAACATCAAAAAGCTCTCAAAGCAACAAACTTCTGCTATCGAGGAGCTTTGCAAAAAGATTGTTTGCGCTCATGATTTAGATAATTGGGAAGCAAACGCTTTAGAATGTGTAAAAGATTTTAGCAAAATTGAATCACTAGGTCTTCTTGATGAGGTTTCGGAAATTGCCGAGTCTCATCAATTGGATTTTTATTCTGCCGCCATTCTCCATCACAGTAAAAATTATGAATCCTGAAGAAGTACCCATCCCGCTCGAAAAAACCGTTGAAATTAAAAACGGAACTGTTGAAGTCTCAATTGCTGAAAAGAAAATGAGCGACAAAGAAAAAAAAGCTTATCGCAAGTTCATGGCTAAGTGCGTTAACGGCGCTACTGACAAGAGCGAAAAAGATGCTATGCTTGCTTGTGCCGTTGACTTCGAAAAGGTGAAAGAAAAGATTATGGCTGAAGATGATCTTGAAGAGATCGAAGAAGAGGAGGAGGATGAGGAAGAAGAGGAAGAAAAAGAAGAAGAAGGTAAAACTCTTGAAGAAAAAATCAAGCTAGAAAAGCAAGACATCAAAGAAGATAAGTTCGAATTAGGTCTTGAGAAGAAAGACTTGAAAGATGACGAAGAGTATCTCAAAGAACTTAAAAAGAAAAAGATGGAGCAATCCAAGTCTGCCTCTAGAAAGGGCGATAAAATGGAGTATCGCGAAAAGCCTAAAAATTTTACAAATTCTATTAGAATCATTACTGTCGAACAAATTCGCAAATTGGAAAAACATGAGAAGGGCGAAACGGCAGAAGATGAACGCAAAGAAACAAAAGAAGCTTGGAGAAATACTGTAGATTTATAATATGGATTTTAAATATAAAACTAAATTCGATGTATCGCTTCGTCAATGCAAGATTGGCGAAAACTCTTTCATTTCAACCGCTTCACTGGAAAACCTGAAGCAGCTTCTCCCCAGTAATCAAATTGATCTTGGTAAAAATATTGATTTGATGGGCGTGGCTTTTGACGCTGCTGTTATTAACCAATTTAACAAAAACGACGATGGAATTGATTCTGAAACCGCTGTTAAAATTGCTCCCTATTTCATCCACAAGCCAACTAATATCGAGCATAACAAACAAAAAATTGTTGGTCATATTGTTTCTGCTGGCTTTAGTTCTTGGGGTGAGAACGTGCCACTGACAAATGACGAAGTTCTTCAAACAAATGGTTTGGTGAACTTAGCTTTGGGCGCTGTTGTTTATAAACTTATTGATCCTAAATTTACCGACTTAGTTTACAGATCAACTAGCGAAGGCAATGATTTATTTAATTCTGTTTCTGCAAGCTGGGAGCTTGGATTTAGCGAATACGTTTTAGCGCTTGGCAGCACCAATCTTAATGAGGCCGAAATCATTTCCAACCCTAAACACATTGAAGAGTTAAGGGGCAATTTACGCGCTTATGGCGGTAACGGCAAAACCAAAGACGGCTCAAAAATTTATCGCTTAGTTAAGGGTAATGTTTATCCTTTAGGGATTGGATTTACCTCTACGCCCGCTGCAAATGTCAAAGGCTTACTCTTGGACAATGCGGAAGTCGAGGAAAATGTAACCTTTAAAGATAAAAGGGATAAAAAAGTTTTCGCAATAAATGAAAATTTAATTTCCCAATTTAAAATTAAAAATGTAAACAACAAAAAATCTATGGATTTAGAAACATTTCTTTCAGAATTAAAAGCTTCTCTACAAGAGAAGAAGTTCTCCGAAGAAGCGATTGCTGGGATGACCAGCACTTTTGCTGATGCGATTCGTGAAAAAGACGAAGAGTATCGAGCCGCTAAACAAGAGAAAGAAGCAACCGAAACAAAAGCCAAGGAGTTACTTGCTTCTGTTGAAGGTCTTCAAAAAGAACTTTCAGAAACAAAAGTCAAACTTCAGGAAATTGAAGCAACACAAGAAGCTGAAAAAGCTCTTGTTCGTTTTAATTCCCGCATGGAAGCCGTTGACAGCGTTTACGCTTTAGAAGACGAAGATCGTCAGATTCTCGCTTCTGAACTAAAAGCTCTTAACGTTTCCGACGAAGCTTTTGCTTCTTATCAGGAAAAACTAGCAATTGTTTGGAAACATAAAAACAAAGAACACATCGCTCGTTTGGCTGAAGAAGCTGAAGCTAAGATCAATGCAGAAGTCGAAAAACGTCTCGCTGAACTTAACAAGTCAACCGCTTCTGTCGAAAAGACTGAAGCTGAATTGGCCGAAGAAGCTCTTGAGAAAGCTAAAGCTTCTGAAAAAGAAACAATCCCAAACAACAACGGTGAATCTGGCAAAGAAACCAAGAGCTTCAAAGAAAGGTTCGCTGCTGCATTCTCCCGCGACAACATTAAAATTTCTTAATAAACTAATATGTCACTCAGACTACTCCCATTCCGTCAATACGATGATAACGATGTTATCAATCTATATGCACTGGCTGATGCTGCTGTCAACGAATCCGTAACTGGCGTTGGCTCTGGCGATGCTGGTGTTTTCGTCAAAGTTTCCGCTGGTAACTTTGATCTAGACCCTGTAAGTTATGCTACGAACAGCTACCTCGGCAAAACCGACTATCCTTTCGTTGGCGCTAACCAATACCCTTCCGTTAACCTCAAGGTAACTCCTGCCGCTTCTGGCGACACAACCAACTGCCTTGGTATTACTCTTCGCCAGACTGCTAAGTTTGACGAAAACGGCGAGAAGCTTCTTTACTACCGTCAAAAGGCTGAAGAACTCATGTGCGTTCTTCCTGGTCAAGCTGTACCAGTTGCCACTCGCGGTGTATTTAGCCTTGGCGCTAATGCTCTTGACGGTACTCTTACCGTTGGTAGCGGATTCAAGCTTTCCGCTAATGCTGGTAAAGTTACTGGCTGCGCTCACAGCGACGCTGGCAAACTTGGTATCGTTCTCGGTACTGGTTCCCGCACTTCTCAGTCAACCACAGATCAATTCGCTGGCAATTTCGCCGTGATCGGTCTTCGCATGTAATTCAACCAAGGAGGAACACTAATTTAAAATGAAAATCACTCTTAAAAGAACTCCCGAACAGGTCGAACTAATCAAGGCTATGGCTTCCCGCAATCGTCAGGTTGCTTACGAAGCTCAAGTTGCCCTTGCTGAATTCATCGGCCCTGTTCTAGCCGAAGTCATCAACAACGCTCCTACTCTGAGCAATCTCTTTACTCAGCTTCAGTTCAACGCTGATGACAATCCTTCAATCCCTCTTGACCTCTACTATGATATTTCCGACGAGGACTATATCACTGTTTACAGTCAGAGCGTTGCTGGTGGCCTTCCTCAGAACCAAGTCCTTCCGACTGTTTCTGAAATGAAGATCGCTACCTACACCCTTGACTCCGCACTTAGCTTCGACCGTCGCTACGCTGCTAAGAGCCGCATGGATGTAGTCAGCAAAACCTTCACTCGTATGGCTCAAGAAATCCTTCTCAAGCAGGAGCGCACCAGCGCTAACCTTCTTTTGAGCGCCTTGGGTGCTGCTGAAACCAATGGTCTTCAACACCTTGTTTCTTCTACAACCGCTGGCACTTTCTTGCTACAGGACTTCAACAACCTCATCACCCGTGCTCGCCGCATCAACACTTCCTTCTCTAAGGGTACTCCAGAAGGCGCTGCTAATGCTCGCGGTATTACTGATCTAATGATCAGCCCTGAGTTGGAAAACTCAATTCGTTCGATGGCTTATAACCCTATCAATACTAAAGGTGCTGGTGGTCTTGCTCTTAGCGCAACCCAACCTGCTTCCAATGGTATCGCCGCTCCTGATGAAATGAGAATGGCTCTATATAACTCCGCTGGTCTTCCAGAGTTCTACGGCGTTTCTCTCATGGTAATTAATGAGTTGGGCGTTGGTCAGAAGTATAACACCATCTTCGGTTCAGTTTACTCTCCTTCTGGTGGCGACATCACCTTCGATGCCAACTCTCAGCAAGTTGCCGTTGGTCTTGACCGTGGCCGCGAGTCCTTGATTCGCGCTACTGCAATTGACGGCGAAAGCGGTTCTGAGTTCAGCCTCATCGCTGACGACCAGTACAGCATCCGTCAGAACAAGATCGGCTACTTCGGTTCACTCGAAGAAGGTCGTATGGTTCTCGACAACCGCGCTCTACTCGGTGTGATCGTCTAATCAACCTCAACAATTTGGGACTGCTCGAAAGGGCAGTCCCTTTTTTTGTTTATTTTAACAACTTTAAATGTAATATATAGTATGAATCTAAAAGATGAATTAAATAATATCGAGCATATCAACGGCAAAGAATTCAAGGAAAAGGTTATTGAGCTAGAAAAAATTCTCGGTGTTCAAGAAGTTAACCCTTTCAAAACAACTGACCCTCAAGTGTTTGATGGCCGCTTGGCAGAAATGAATTATGCTGAAATGCAAGCTTTGGCTATGCGCGTTGGTCTTAGCCCATATCTTCAAAAACCACAACTTAAAAAAGCTTTAGCAAAGCAATTTAAAAGCTACAACTTAAATGCAACTGGCAAAATGCTACCCCTATCTGCTAAATCTATTAAGCTCGACCCAAACAACGCCAAGCATCAAAAAACCCTTAGAATCTTAGGAGAATTTTAATGAGTGTATATTCTGATTTAGCGCACGAAATTTTCACTGTAGAGTTT